ATGTCTCCACTATCATTGTGGGATATATACGTTGATGATGATTCGTCTGATACACCATTCACGACACCTATAACAGTTCCAGTATATTCGGTTAACCCATCTCGGTCTATGAATACAACTGTAGAACCTTGTGTAAATGTTCCTATGTGATTGTCTGTAATCTCTATAGAATATTTTTTATCTTCAACAGAATCTACAAATACATTTTCTATTACGGACTCAGCCTCTATTATAGATGTTCCAGTTGTGTACTGAATAATTCTATCTGTTGCAGCTGGAGGTGCAGATTGAACTTGCACTCTCATTCTTCTTACTTGACTATAATCTGATTCGTTTAGATAGATTGTTTCGTTGTCGGGATATCTAATTGTTGCGTCTTGTCCATACAAGAGTCTCATTAAGAACTGTACAGATTCTGCAGTCCCTTTTGTCTGATATAAATCTTTAATGTGTTTGATTGTTAACCTTCGGTCAACAGTGGAACCTATATCTAATGCAGGTATAAAATCATTTTGGAAGTATTGTAAAAATTCTTCAGAGGTTCTATCGACATCGGAATAGTCTAATAACTTATTGTTTGCAAGAACTGAGTTCTGTTTAAAACTTCCGATTACACCTGTTTGTTTGGATTCTCTACCAGTAATTGTCTCTCCTTTTAGAAACCCATTACCTGATATAGTATCTACATAAATCTTATCACCAATTACAATATCAATCTTTGCAACTGATTTAGATTTAGTACCAACTATGAACTCACCTTTTGTAAAAGGAGATGCATTTAGTGTTGGATTTAAAATTGATTGTTCTGTAATAATTTTAGACGACTCTGAAGTCGGTGAAAAACTGGTATCGGATTCCAATAATAGGTCTCCGATACCATCTTCCAAACTTAAATTATCAAGAACTGATTGCGAAGATAATGTAATTATCTCTGCTTCTAAGTATTCGAAATATGATTTCAGAAAGGCCTCAAGTGCAGGACTTTCCTCTCTTACAAATTCAGGTAAGAGATTTGGAAGTCTTGAACTTAGACTATCTGTTGCATATTCCTTCATATTCTATCTTACTGTACTGTTGCACCGAAAACAGAAATTGGGTACCAGTTTGAACCGTCCCAAAAACATATTACTGCTTCACCTTGTGAGTCCAATACTATTTCAGTACCAGCAGTTGAAGAATAACCCCAACTTGATACTTCAATGTTTGCACTGTAAGTAGATGCAGGTTCAGTTTTTGCATAGATTACTTTTAACTGACCAACGTCTGTACCGTCATCTAAAGTAAATGCAACTGAAGCTCCAGCACCCGACAAGTCAATCGCTGTTGCGAATGATGATGCAAGGTTTGACGCTGTTGCAGTCAAAGTTGTGATATCATCTACTGCTAAATGCGTAGGGATGTTCTCAAACAATTGACCAATTGTCATTTTCTTATTTACTGGTGTTCCGCCAGGATTGTCTACAATATGCAATAAATCATCAGCACCGATTTCTGAATCTGCGACTGCTGTTAAAGCACTTATTTTTTTATCTGCCATTTTAATTTTACTCCTATAAAATCCAAATTAATGGGAAACTACTCGGGGGACTCCCGACCACTTTCTACATAACGATTAATAACTACTGGAAGAGGTTGATGTATAACCAACTCCAGCACTTGATTCACCACTTGCGATGGTGTCTATTTCACCTTTAACCACAATAGATTGTTGGTCGATATCAACTAGATTACCTCTAGTTGCAACCACATCCAAACTATTAGGGATAACGGTAAAGTCAATCGTACTATCTACATTCACAACTGATGTGAAGAAGATGGTATTGATTGATATTTTTCCAGTTGCATAGTCTACAGTACCTGCAGAACTATCTTGATAGATTCTTGTTGACCCTGAAAGGTAGTATCTTCTTAGATTCCCTTCACCGTCATCATCGAAATACTGAGTATTTACTGAATCACCTGAAACTTTAAAACCAGTAGTGGTCAATATACCACCACTAGCCTTTGCATGACCTACATGTGGATTAAAAAGTCCGTTACCGAACTCAACAACCACACCTCTTGTAGTGTCTGTAAAAACTTTTTGAGATTTTTTCAATCTAATATTTGTTGTGTTAGAAAGAATTGAATTATTTGAACTGTCTATATCTTTTATAAGATTAGAGTGTCTAAAGATTGAATCGAAATTACTTAAGTTTTGATTATCGAATGTGTTAATTGCATTTGTTACTACAGTCTCCAACTCACCCTCTGACAATGAAGTTGCATTTGGGTTGTATTTAAATACAGTAGAAATTAATATCTTAATGATTTCGGGATTAACTATAGTTGGTCTAACTGTTAACATATTCAAAGCGTTTAACTTTTTGACAACATTACTTTTTTCAGTATCAGATAAGTAATCAGAGTTCTTAGGTTTGAGTGCAACAAATACTTTTCCATACTCAGGTGGATTGTTGTCTTCACCACCCCACACTGCAACTGCATCTGCGTTCGGGTAATACTCACTGACTTTTGCTTTGTAGTCATTCAGTGTTACCAGTCTGTTTTGAGAAGTATAGAACTTCGTTGCTTTAAACTTGATAGAATCTATAGACTCTTTCTCTGCACCACCTTGTGCAACTTGTGAAGACGTAATAGACGTATTTGAAAACCCATTAATAGAGTTTACCATTGAGAATGTCTTAGCACCATTTGCATGTACACTATCTACTATAATGTAGGTAACAGTTATAATATCACCATCTAATAGTTTTTGTCCTAATACACCATCTCCAAAATATATCTCTCTATGTCCATCTTCATTTTCTTGTTCATAAAAAACTTTAGAAGTTGTTGTTATGTTAGATATATTAGTGGACAATGAATAGGTTGTTATAATACCATTTGAGTTTACATTGATTTGTATTCTTGATTTATCGACTCTCTTATTAGATAATACAAACTTAGGATTTGAAAGTTGTGAATCATATACGAATGTATCTGCTGCATAAGTTCCTTGCACTAATGATACATTATTGTAGATATATGAATCTCCACTTTGAGTTGGTTTTAATGTAGTTGGAACTATAAACTTATATGTCGTTCCATCAAAGGTTGTATTAAATACTGTTCCCCTAGAGATAGACATTTCTGCAGTTGTAGGATATGTATCATCTGCATTTTTTACACCCGATAGCGTCATATCAATAATTGCAGTTGCACCTGTTTCTGATTGGGGAATAAATCCTAAATCTTTTGCACGAGATACTACATTCTTTCTAATTTGTGCAGAATCTAAAAATAGTTCTGAAGCTGCGATGTTAGTATTGACTGCACTAATATGTGATGCATATGCAAGTAGGTCAACTAGTACAGACATTGAAGAACCTTCAAAGTCATAGTCTTTAAATTGTTCTTGTCCTTTTAGGTAGTTTTTAAGGTTGATTGAAATATCATCAAAATCTAAATCAGTAATATTTAATTGTGAACTGTTTACTGCCATTATCGTGTCCTTGTTAGTAAGTATTGCATCTCTTGTGGTTCAATACTATTTATTACATTGAAAAATATTGTCATATTTAACTCGTTTCTGTTTACGTCTTCTAATTTGACTTGGACGTTATTAACTCTAGGCTCATATGCCTCAATCATACTGGCAATTTGTGTACCAACACGTTTACTACCAAACATGGTAGTATCTAATTCAAATAACATGGTTCTTATGTTTGCACCAAAGTTAGGTTTAAATGGTCTTTCATATGCATTTGTGGAAACAATATTTTTTACTGACCTTTTAACTGCTTCGACATCTGTCTTCCTAGTGATATCTCCTGTTATAGGGTGTGGAGTAAATGAAAGGTTGATATCTGAATAGTTATTTTCAGTTACAACCGTTTTTCCTTTGTTAACATATTCAGCCATACTTCTATTTATACGCTCTTGGGAACTGTAATGTCGATTGTTTGTGGAAAGCCTATAAGTTTTAGTAAATCACAGAATGTTAGGTTGATAAAATCAAATATCTTACCAAGTCCTATCGCTTTAAAGAACTTTTCTACAGTCTCAACCCACATGAATAGTAGTTTCTTTTTCCAATTAATCTTAAAATCTCTAAAGTCTGAAATCAAACTGTTAATTTCATCTTCTATAGATTGTACAGATAGTGCTATCTTTCCACCTATAATAGTTGCAAGGTCAATCCCTGCTATCGTTAAACTATCAAGTTTATTTTTGATATAGTCTCTATACTCCTTTGTCTTTTCTCCATACTTTGCTTTTGCAATTGCCTTCCATCCTGCTATCAATGACTCTAAATCAAATTCGAATGCAGTTGGCAACTTTGGAAGTCCTAATGAATCCCATATCTCCTTAAACTTACCTATGAGTTTCTCCCCCAACTTGAATATTGAATTAGTTACCCAATCCATAATCTCACTCTTAAGATATTTCCATATAGCTTTCGCTTTCCATTCATTACACTCTATACCAAAGTCCCCGTCAAAGACTTTGTATGAATCGGGAAGTAATGCATAAAACTTATCAATTTTATTACCAATCTGAGTTTTGATATTTGTTTGTTCTTCTTTAGTTAAAATTTTAAGAACATCTATTTCTATTCCTAAAAGATTTACCTTAAAAGATACTGGAATGATTTTAGATATTAGTTCCATAATTTTTACTGGGACATAAATGTGAAACTCTTGTAACATTTCTTCTACAGCGTCTCTTGCTTCCTTACCCCAATTACGAATTGTTCCTTTCTCCCAATAAGGAGAAGCTATATCTGTAAGTTTGTCCATAAAGTCTTCTACATCTTTAATAACTTTTTCAATCTCTTCTCTTGCCTCTGCAGTTATCTCACTTGCATTCGTTACAAGATAAACTTTTAGTTGACTGGGTATATCTCCTATCTTTGCAAGTGCATTTGTTAAATCTGCCTTAGTTGGTAGATTGATTATAGTTCCATCGGGACATGGGAATGCCGAAGGGATTATTGGAAGTGTCATTGCCATTATGAGTTCAACTTAATAACTGTACCATCTAAACTTATAGTAGGTGCAACAACTGATAGATTACCTGTAGATTCAATATCAGTTTTACCACCGACTGTAATCTTAGCATCTCCACCAACTGTAATGTTTACTTTCCCACCAACCCAAACTTCATCGTCTTTACACACTACAGTGTAATTGTCGTTTACTATTCTAGTTACCTGACTGCCATCAGGATGTATTTCATGGAATGTGCCTGAACGGTGTTCTACTGCAATTCTTTCTGCATCTAGTGTATCATCAATCTCCAATACATGACCTGATTCGGATTCTAAAACTTTGTTGTAAGGATAAACAGGTTTTGCTTTTGATGGAATACCATTTGCACTACTAGTGTCTCTTAAAGTGTAATCACCCTCACCTCTTGCAAACTTAGATAGGTCTGACTCGTCTATGTATAATGGATATTTCGGAAGTTTAGTAACTGTTGGGTTTGTAGTTTTATTCTCCGTTCCATCATACTTGA